CATCTCCGTCCGATCAAACGCCGCATCACTGCAGCGCCAGCTTCACGAGCTCGCGCGAAATCAACTTCCGTTCGCGATCGCCCAAGGGATCAATAAGACGGCGGCGCGCGTCGCCGAGGCCGAGAGGGCCAACATCGAGCAGACGTTCGAACACCCGACGCAGTTCACGCGCAATTCGGTCGGCATGCGCAAGGCACGTAAGAGCTCGCCGACTGCGATCGTCTACATGAAGGACATCGCGGCGGGCTACCTAAAGCCGTACGAGACCGGCGGCGTGCACAAGCTCAATAGCCGTGCGCTGCTGAATCCCAAAGACATCAAGCTGAACCAGTACGGGCAGCTGAGTCGCGGTGCGCTGCAGAACCTGAAAGGCCGGCCGGATGTCTTCATTGGTCCGGTTAAGACGAAGGACGGCCAAGTCATCAACGGCGTGTGGCAGCGCCCGACGGACACGAAGCGCGTGACGCTGCTCAACGCAAAGGGTAAGCGCCTCGGGAAGATCAACAAGCTGAATTCATCTGCCAACGGCGGACGCGGTCACTTGAAGCTGCTTGTTCGCTTCGGCGATGCGCTGCCCGTCAAGAAGCAGTTGAACTGGGGCAAGCGCGCGAAGCAGATCGTCGACCAGTGGATCGACCGCGATATGGCTGAGGCTGTGGCTGAGGCGCTGAAGACGGCAAGGTAACCATGGAGCAAAAAATGTCGGAGCGTGTTTTCACCCGTAGCCAACTGGTTGCAGCCCATGCTGCCTGGGAGCGTCATCTGCGCGCCGACCCAGCATCGTTCCTTGCTCGAGAAGAGATCGAACAGCAGACACCCGAGGAAGCAGCCGAAGACGCGGTCAGGGCGGTTGAGCGATACATCGACGGTGAACTGCCAGAAGCGGCATAGATTGGTTGTGCCTGTGACACGGTAGAAGGCTGATGCAATACACGAAGAGCGCTCAAACCGAGCGCTCTTTTTCATTGGGGCGCCTGGATGGCATTGATCGAGCTGACTGGAAAATACGCCATCGGCGCTCACCGCCATGCAATCGTCGACGATGACATGGTGGCGTACCTGTCGCAGTGGCGATGGAAGGCTAAGCCGAACGGTGGCGGGAACAACGTCTACGCGGTGCGCAACGCGAAGATCGACGGGAAGAACGTCACGCTTCGCATGCATCGCATTGTCGCCGGCCTTGACCGCGACGATCCGTTGGAAGTAGATCACGACAACCACAACTCATTGGACAATCGGCGACTGAACCTTGTGCCCACCACGCACAGCAAGAACATGTTGAATGCCCGACGTGTTGTGGTGAAGTGCGCATGTCAGCATTGTCATGCCCCCATCGAGCGCGAAGTGTCAGCGGTCGTACGTAACCGTGCAATGTCATGTGTCGCGTGTAAGAAAGAAGGAGACAGTGTACCGGCGAAGAGGGCTGTTCACTTCATGTCGTGCGTCGAATGCGGCTCGTCTGTCGTCGGCCGCTCGTCGCTAAGGCGCTTCTGCGGTGAAGCGTGCCGGTGCCGTGCCCGGTATAGGCGTCGTGGGTCCCCTACCGTCAAAAATGAACACACGGGCATTGCGCGCCGCGATATTTCTCTAGCTATAGACTTTTCAAATTTGGGTAAAAGGTAAAAGCAGATCCCATGAACCAGTCACAGTACGCAGCCCGCCATGGCGTGAGTCCGAAGACGGTCACAAAGTGGAAGGAGCGCGGCTGGCTTGTGTTTGCGGGCGATCAGGTCGACGTTGAGGCGTCCGACGCGAACGTCAAGCGTTACCGATCGAAGGGAAGCGAAACTGTTACCCAGGACGGCGAAGGTAAAGGTAAAGGTAAAGCGGCGGGCACCGTTACCCGGCAGTCGAAGAAGGTAACGATCAGGGAAGGTGAGACGCCGGCTGAAGCTGCTGTCCGTCACCTAGTGGCGACCGGCGCCGACATGGACATCGACGAGGCGAAGCGCGTCAAGGAGAACTATCTCGCACTGCAGGCCCAGCTCGAGTACGACCGCGATGCCGGTCTGGTGGTCGCAGTCGCCGACGTGGCTAAGGCGGTCGGAGATGAATACGCAAAAGTGCGTACGCGCCTGCTTGCCATCCCTGCCGAACACGCCCCACGCATCCAGATGCTGAAGACAGCGGTCGAAGTCCAGGATGCTCTACACGAAATCATCGTTGAAGCGCTCGAGGAGTTGACCCGGGATGGAGTCGCACGCTGAAGCGCGGCGATACGCCACTGGGTATGACACGCTTCAGCGTGAACTGCTGGCTGCCCGCCGGCGCAACATTCAACCGCCGCCAAAACTCTCGTTGAGCGAATGGGCGGCGAAGTACGCGGTGTTGTCGCGCGAAACCAGCGCTCAGACCGGTAAATTCAGGGCCTTCCCGTATCAGAACGGGATCATGGATGCAGTGACTGACCCGACTGTTGAGCGGATCACGGTCCAGAAATCGGCCCGCGTCGGCTACACAAAGATTCTGGATCACGTCGCCGGCTACTTCATCCATCAGGATCCGTCGCCGATGCTGGTCGTCCAGCCGCGCGTCGAGGATGCCGAAGACTACAGCACGACCGAAATCGAGCCGATGCTCCGCGACACACCGGCGATTGCCGAGATCGTCGGGGACCTGAAAAAGAAAGACGCAAAGCAGAAGATTCTGAAACGGGTCTTTCGGAACGGCTCCTCGATGTCGTTCGTCGGCGCGAATAGCCCGGGCGGCTTTCGCCGAATCACGGCGCGCATCGTTTCGTTCGACGAGGTCGATGGCTATCCGGTGCAGGGTGCAGGCAAAGAGGGTGATCAGATCAAGCTGGGCGTGAAGCGGACCGAGTCGTTCTGGAACCGCAAGATCATTCTTGGTAGCACGCCAACCGTGAAGGGCTACAGCCGGATCGAGCGCAGCTACGAGAGCAGCGATCAGCGGCGCTACTTCGTGCCGTGTCCGCACTGCGGTGAGTTCCAGGTGCTTGAGTGGGGCGGCCCAGATACGCCGCATGGCATGAAGTGGGACAAAGATGAGAACGGCAACGGTTTGCCTGACACCGTCTTTTACGTCTGTCGGCACAACGGCTGCATCATCCATGACGCAGACAAGCCGGATATGGTGGCCCGCGGCGAGTGGCGGGCAAGTAAGCCATTCGCCGGGCACGCTGGCTTCCATATCTGGACCGCCTACAGCCTGTTCCCAAATGCGAGCTGGCGCAATCTGGTCGCGGAATGGCTTGAAGTCAAGGATGACCCGCTTGAGCGGCAGACATTCATCAACACGACGCTCGGCGAGACCTACGAGGACCGCGGCGACCGCGCGCTGAAAGAAGAGAAGCTCATCGCGCGGTGCGAGGTATGGCCGGCAGAGGTGCCCGACGGCGTTGCCGTGATCACGGTTGGTATCGATACGCAGGACTACCGATTTGAAGTCGAGGTGATCGGCTGGGGCCGTAACGAGGAAAGTTGGTCGATTGCCCACGAGGTAATCGAGGGCGACATGGAAACGCCCGACCCCTGGAATCGCCTCGACGCACTGCTCAAGCGCATCTGGTATCGAGCGGACGGTCGAGGATTCGAGGCGATGGCGGTGTGCATCGACTCCGGTGGCCACCACACGCAGAAGGTCTACGACTTCTCGAAAGAGCGTCTCGGCCGGCGTGTGTGGGCGATCAAGGGTGAATCGGCGATCGGTGGAAAACGGAACCCGATATGGCCAACGAAGAAGCCGAGCCGGCGCAACAAGTCGTCGTTCCGTCCGGTGATCATCGGCGTGAACGCAGCGAAAGACGTCGTCCGCGATCGGCTGCACAATGATGCGCCAGGGCCGGGATATATGCATTTCCCGGTCGACCGAGACATTAACTACTTCGCTCAACTCACGTCCGAGCGCGTGATCGTGAAAGTATCCGGCGGGCAAAAGTACCGCGTTTGGGATCTTCCGCCTGGCCGCGCAAACGAGGCGCTCGACTGCCGCGTCTACGGTTACGCGGCGCTATGCGGACTGACGCACCTTGGGCTGAAGCTCAACGTGAAGGCCGACGAGGTAAAGGCCGCGCACACGCCGCTGACGTATGTAGCGCCGGAACCGGAACCGATTGAGCGGGCATCGGAGACACCGTTGCCCCCGACCGAGCGCGGCCCATCGGTGCGTGTCGTCGGCGCGGAGCGGGCGCGTTCACGCGCGAGCAAACTTGCGCACTGAGGAATTCAATGGCTTTGAGAAGCGGTGTTTATGCGGGGCGAAGCTATGCGGATCTGCAGGCGCGACTTACCGCGCTGCAGTCGGCATACGATCAGCTCGTCGTTGGGCAGAAGGTCGTAACGGCGAGTTACTCCCAGAGCGATGGTGCAAGGTCGGTCACGTATCAGCAGGCCGATCTCGTGCGCTTGCAGGCTGACATTATCGCCATTCAACAGGCACTCGGCATGGTTCGCCATGGGCGCCGGCGCATTCGCTTCATCTACAGCGGCGGTTGATCGATGACGAACCAAGTACAGATTGTCGGTCCGGACGGCGCACCTTTGAAGC